TTATTAAAAATGGTTCAGCAGGCATACGTTCATCTCTTGGTAAAGATAATTCAATTGAAATTTTTGATGATAATTTAGAATAATTTAAATGTGCAATTCGATGAGCTTCTGATCGTTTAGCAAATGCAAAAAAACTTCCCAAAGTATTTAAAATTCCTACACCTATAGAAACTAATCCTATAGCTATGGATGATGCTGGTCCACCACCAAAAAGAGTTGCTGAACCTACAGATGCAGTTCCTGCAAGTGTAGATAAAACTATGACAGGAACTTGAACATATGTATTATATTTTGAAGTTAATGATTCAGCACGAATATGTAACCATGCTAAACCACGGCATCTTTCGCCTTCTTGTGCGAGAATATCTTCTAATTGTGTAGACCATTCAATTTCAATATCGTCTTTTGCTGCAATAGACATTCTAATTGTTTAAAAGCTTATAAGAAATTCTCAGATGAAAATAATGGTCTGGAACTTAGAAGATATACCTGAAAATGAAGATGTTAAAATTTATAGATATGTTTTTAAACGCTCTAAAAATAAAGAATTTTCATTGACTCTTACAAGATTTTTAAATTTATATGAATATTTAAAATTAAATAAATTTAGATCAGCAGAAGACTTAAGAACAAATATTCTTTCTAATGGTAAACCATTATTTAATGAAAAAGAAGCCGAAGAAATATTTGAAATGTCAGTTATGCGCGGAGGTGAATCTAAATTTCCAGTATTAAATAATGTTTTTAGACAATTTCTAGGATGGATTTATAAATGGCAACCTGAAGTATTACAAAATTTTACTGATAATGTTGTAGATATAAAAGAAAGATTACAGATTTTTAAACATATTCGTGAAGATTATGAACTTGGTGAAATTTATGGATTAGTTTTAGATTCAATTACTGAAATTATACCTATGAATGTTACAGTTATAGAAAATGTTGCTAATGAATTACCTGTTGTAGGGCCTGCAAGTGGATTAATAGCTACAATGATTTCATCAGTATTAATAGTTTTTAATAATATTATACATTTTACACAAGGAGATGATGCAGGTATAATTGTAGATTCTTTTTTAATGCTTCCATTTATAGGTACATCTTTACATTCTGCGGCAAAATCAGCAGAAACTCAACTTGGTAATTTAACAGAAAAAAGACAAAAATTAATTGATACAATTAAAAAATCATTTGGTGATGAAGAAGCTGAATTATTTGCTCAATATGTTCCAGACTTAAATGACTTAGATTCATATCAACCTACTATGGATTCTGCTTTATCTTTAGTTGAAAAAAGAGGTTTACCAACTAGTATAGATTCCCTGAAAAGTATGGCACTTGATAAAGCTGCTGAGCGCGGTTTACCAACTAGTATAGATTCTTTAAAAAGTATGGCACTTGATAAAGTTGCTGAGCGCGGTTTACCAACTAGTATAGATTCTTTAAAAAGTATGGCACTTGATAAAGTTGCTGAGCGCGGTTTACCAACTAGTATAGACAGTGTAAAAAGTATGGCACTTGATAACGTTTCTCAACAAATACCAAGTATAGATTCTTTAAAAAGTTTAGGTCAACAACATCTACAGAATATTGGTGCAAAACAATTTGGTGCAAAACAATTTGGTGCAAAACAGTTTGGTGCAAAACGACTTACAAGTTCACGTCCTCATAAAAAGAAATGGGGGACGCTGAGGAAATTAAAGCAGTAATTAAAGAATGGATTTCATTAGATGATGAAAATCGTCAACTACAACAACAACAAAAAATTCTGCGTGATAAAAAACTTATGTTATCACAAAGAATCTTAGAATTTATGAGAGAAAATCAAGTTGATAATTTTAATTTAGAAGGTGGTTCAACAGGAACTATTGCAAGAACTATTAGACAATCTAAACCTCCTTTGAAAAGACAAATTGTTCGTACACAATTACTTCTACAATTTGCTGACCAACCTCAACGTGTAGCTGAAGTTTTGCGTGCTATTGAAGGTATTCAAGGTGATGATATGTCTGTTGGTGGTGTACAAAAAGAACTTTTATCTAGAAGATTACCTAGGACAGCACGAACTTCTCTAACTCTTACGTAAAATTTCCAAAGCTTCTTTAGCAGCTAATTGTTCAGCTTGTTTTTTAGTTGTTGCAAATCCTCTACCAATTTCTTTATCTTGACCTAAAGATATCATTGTATAACCGTTTATAGATGAAACCATCTTATAAACGGGTGTATATTTCAAGAAAGTTTGACAGAATTTTTGTAATTGATCTTTATAATTCGTATCATTTTGTAATATTAAAGGTATATCAATATATTTTTCAATTAAAGAAATAATAAATGTATAAACAGTAGGAAAATCATTTTTTGAATCTGTCCATAATGCACCAATAAAAGCTTCCAAAATATCACCTAATTTTTTAGTATTTTGTCGACCTGCACAAACATCTTCATTATGTCGTGATATAACATAAAATTTATCTAAACCTATTTTTTGTGTTAGAATACCAAGCATAGAATTACATACAATTTCTTTACGTAAATTTGTTAAGAATCCTTCTTGTTGTGTAGGAAATCTTCTACATAAATATGTTGCTACAGATGCACCCAAAATAGAATCACCTAAATGTTCTAATCTTTCATAAGATTCAGGAAATAATCCTAGACATCCATGAGGTTTTTCTACTAATATAGTTTTATCTCCTTGTGGTGTTGTATATTCCCCACGTGAAACATATGATGAATGAATCATAGCATTTTGAAATATTTCTTGGTTTTGTATAGAATATATGCCATGCTTAGCTAAAATTTCTAAAATATCTTTTTCTTTAAAAGGAATGTTTTTTGGATTATAAGGATTATATTCCATTTTATTAAGTAAAAAATAGTTAGTGTATAAGTCCGTTTTTTTACTGCAATTCAATTTTCATTTGTGTTGAATGATTCATGCGATAAACTTCACGATAAATATAATCTAGAAGTTGATTTGCCATTTCAGGTCTATCTTGATAATGTTGGTGAATAAGTTCACGCAAAACACATTTAGGTAGATACCATGGTTTATTAAACTCACGAATGATTTTAATAGTTCTTCCGTTTGCTTCAATTTGTTGAATATTGTTATAAGCGGGTTCTTTAACAATCAAAGTAATTTCAGTTTCAACATCATGTCTTGAACGTAAAAGAAGTTTACGTTGTTCATTAAGTTCTGTTAGTTGTGCTTCAATTTCAAGAAGACGACGAGTTGCATCACGCAATTCTTGTGCCATTTTTTCTTTTATAAATTAACTTAAATGAAAAAGAAAATCCATTTTTATCTGTGAAGTGCTCCGGTATAAGGAGTATAAATTATTGGATCATCTTTATTCTTTCCTTTGACAAGAATAGCATAAATTTTGCTTAGAGCAGGACTTACCTTACTCTGCATAATAAATTGTATTCTATAATCTTGTGGGAAATAAGGGTCACCACCTTGCATTTTTGTTTCTTGCAAAACTTTGTAAGATTGGTGAGGCATTTTTGCTTTTTTAAAAATATTAAAAGCAAAAATTTTAATCCGTTTTCACAAATTAAATTTAAGGCTATATGCTCCAACCATCGCATATAACAGTAATGCTCTAGAAGCATTCCCTATTTTTTTCGCATATAACACATATCATAAACGTTTGCAGTCTGTTAAAACTGTAAAATTTCCATATATAGCCGTGGTTCGCTATAATAATATCGTATTTCTACGTCTATGTTAGATATATCTTTATAAAATCGTTTAACAGAACAATCGTATTAAAATATATTAACTTTCCTTCTAGAAGGATTTGTCTTCCTTCTAGGTTTATAGCAACATTCCGCTATAAACTGTAGCTAACTAAATTAGCTTCCATACTATCTTAAACAAACAACCGATGAATGAAGATTGCTTAAAATATTCAGATAGGTTATTCTATTTGTCTTACACAGTGGTAAAATCAAAGAGCAACTTCTGTTAGGAAGCAACTGTATGAGAAACCGGTTATATAAGAGTAGTAGAATAATCACTCTAATGACGTTTTTTCTGTAAATAAAAAATCCGTTTTCAACTATATTACATCCTCATATGGATATGAGAACATAGACAAACAAATTGATTTGCGACACAAAGGACATCGAGGATTTGTTTGTTTTTTTACCCACATCACAATGCATGGTTTACAGAAATGATGGAAACAAGCAAGTTCTTTATGGTGTAAAGGAATTGCCTCTCGACAAATTGCACAATCACCAAATGCAGATTTTGCACTGGTTTCACGAGAAAGATAGTACGTAGTTAAACGTCTGTGCGGAGGCACATACATTTTGTAACAAGTTTTACCTTAATAAAAAAAGTCCGTTTTGAATAAGAATAAGAATGTTTAATCATTTGGAAATTGAACATTTAAGAAATGTATTTAATAAAAGATTTAAGGAATCAATACCTTCTGGTGCACCAGAAACTGTATGGAAACAAATCTTAGCAAAATTTGGTAATAGATGTAGAGGGAAATCATCATGCGTTATTAAACATATGATGATAAGACCTAAAGCTCCAGATTCATGGATAAATAAACCTACTGATTGGTTATCAGATCAAGATATTAATTCAGTAGAAGAAGATTTTGAAAAATTATTTAAAGATTATAAATTTTTAGGTTGTATAGCAATTGATTTTGATTTAAAATCTGAAGATGGAAAATGTATTGTTGATGCTTTATGTTCGACAAAATTAAATGATTTATATAAAAAAGGTAAGACTAAGATTGGAATAGTTTTTAATACAGATGTTCACGATGGACCAGGTGAACATTGGATGGCATTATATTGTGATATAAGTCCAGAATTAGAACAACCACGTATAACATATTTTGATTCATATTCTAAAAAACCTGAAAAAGAAATTCAACGTTTAATGCTTAGATGGAGTAATGAATGGAATGCAACAAAAATACATGATAAAGAAATGGAAACAACTTATAATACAACACGTCATCAATTTAAAGATTCTGAATGTGGTATGTATTCTTTATATTTTCATTATTGTTGCTTAAATGAAATACCTATGGATAAAACAATTCCTGATTTTGTTATGAATTCATTTCGAAATGTTCTTTTTAGAACTAAATGATAAATGGAAGATATATACATATATATATTCTATGCTATAGTTTCTACAGTTGTTATAATTACAGTTGTAATATATAGTATGCAATCAAGTCCAGATGATGCAGCTGAACGTGCTAAATTAAACGGAAATTTATATGAAAAAGTTATGGCAGTAGCACCTTTAGGTACATCTGAAAATAGATTATGCGATTATTATATTGCTTCTTCTGCATATTCAGTATTTCCTGGTGATTCTACAACTGATTATATTTCAGACCAAAGTTTACCTGTAGTTATAAAAGCTGGTGCTCGCTTAGTAGAATTAGATATTTATGATGAAGGTACACC